AGCATTACCTTTTACAGTTTCAATCAAAGCACTTTCATTCATTGGGAAAGTTACTAAACTGATTTCCATAAGGTCAACTTCTTTAAGAGTTCTAGTTCCTCTCTTACTTTCGTTGTAACCTTGCTTTTCAGGGTCTGCTTTAAATCCTATTGACATACCATCTAATGCACCCATTTTTAAAAGTTCGTATGCTTCACGACCTTTTTGAGTTCCCATAGCTAGTTTGCCTTTAACAAATAAACCTTTTGCATCTTCATACATATCTTCAAATATGCCGATAGGTTCGTCTGTCTTATGTTGATATAATAATTTTACTTTTTGTGCTGGTCTATTCTCTAAAGATTTAGTGAATGCACCTTTTTGCATTATATCACTACCTTGATCTTCATTACCAAATATAGAACCATAACCAGTAAAAGTTCCTTTCTCATCAGCTTTTACTTCTGAATGGAAAGTTAATTTTTTAATTTCTGTATCACATTGGCATATACCATCATCTTGACAAACGCATACACTTTTCTTTGGTTTATCTTCGTGCATACTTTTATCAACTGATTCTAAATATTTATCGTGTGAACCACATGGCATATAATAAGTTTTGCCATCTTCATCTACTTTATGTGTTCCTACACAACCTATTTCACCTGCTCTTGTTTGTGCTTCTGCTTCGTTTTCAAAATAATCTTCTTCTTGTTTAGAATAACTATCTTTTGGTTTTTTTTCTTTAGATGAGATAACATCTGTCAAAGACTTAATAGCTTGTCCCATCATTTCTATATCGTTCATAGAATATTTCTCCTGTTTTTTTCTATTGTCATATTGAGAACTACATACAACTAATCTTTGATCTGTTGTAGGAAATTCAGAAGTAGTTTTGTCATCTGACATACATCTACTCATAAAATCCTCTCTCTGTTCATTGTTGTTTGGTTTTACTAATGGCATTATTTTTTCTTAATGATTCCTTTTATTTTACTAACCCATTTATATTTGTCATTACTTCTACAAATACATATTCCGATTACTATTCCTATTATTAGTTCCATATTTTTTCTCCTTATAAGAAGTCAGGTGTTGTATATATTACAGCACACCGACAGTTGATTGTTTCTCCAGCAGAACCTCTTGGATCGCCTGGAAATTTTAAAAGTTCTCCGCCAACAACAAATTTACTTTCTAAAGCAGTTTTTTGTCCACTTGCAATAGAATGTGTAAATCTTGTTCTTTCATCTTGTACTGCTATCCATTCTTTAATAGTATCTTTTATTTTCATAGACTCTGCAACTGCTTCATTGGCAAAAGAAGCCACTCTATGTGTTTCAGTTCTTGCTATTAAATTTGATCTATATACTCCCATACCGATTAAGGTATTTCTTAAAGCTGTACCTGTTGCTTCTGTAGATAAACCATCATTATAACTTCTGTCTATAACTTTGGCTAATCTCTTTCTAGTAGTATCGTCAATTTCAGTTACCCAATATCCTGTATTGGTATCAATAAATTCTTCTAGTCTATCGTTAAATTCACTATCAAAATCTTTAACAAAAAATCTTCCTAAAGCATAATCTCTAAAGACACTAGCAATAGTCATATACTGTACTCTAAATATTCTTTTTAACTGATCGCTTTGTTTTCTTAATTCAACATCTAATTCAATTAGACTTCTATTGCTATAAGCTATTTTTACTTTTTTTCCAAACGTATTAAAAAAATTCTTTAAAACATTTTGAAATTGTTTTCTATAGGGTTCTCTTAATCTGTTTTGTGCCAACCAAGTTCTTTTCTTAACGTCTTTAAATATTTTTAGTTGACGTTGATTGTAAATCATTATTAGAAGCTATTTAATAAACCAGTTATTTCTATAACTCCATGTGTACCATTAACAGTAGATATAATAGCTATTTTATGGTCAGTTGGTATGTTTACATATAAAACTTCACTTCCTACTAAAGCTAATGATGTTGCTTGTGCGGCAGTTGGATCTGCGGCTATTGCAAAAGAAAGTCTGTTTGCTGTTCTGTTGTGTAATCTGTATAATTGATTAACATTAGCTGTTGGTGTTGTTTGTGCTGATGTGTTTGTTGATGTTGCTACTTGTGATGCGGCAAATTCTAATCCTAACGGAAAAGATAATGCTGATCCCTGTCCTATTGTATATGTAGTTGCTTCTGTATTTCTTATCATTGTTTTTTATCCTTTATTGTTTTTTAATGTATTGTTTCTTTGTTATAGTTTTGTATTTCAGTAATTTCTTTTAATTCTTGCATATATTCTCTTTGACCAAAATCTATGCTTTGAGTTAAATAAATATAAGAAGCATATCCTGCCGCTTCTTCTTTATTTTTAAATCTACCTACCTTAACTACTACTTCAAACTCTTTTTGTTTCTTGTCTTCTTTAACGTATAACTCTACTTTTTTTATTCTCATGTTGCTAATGGGTGTCCACTTGGTAATAAATCCAAATCAAATTTTCCACCTCTAAATTTTCCTGTTCTAACTGCGAATAGAAACGCATTAACTCTAGCATAAGCCCATTGGTCTGATGAAGTAACACTTGGTCTAACACTTCCTGGATTGGTATTATAAGCACCAACTCCTCTCCTGAATACAGAAGATAACATTCCTAAAGTAACTTTCTTACCTGCTTTATCTCCATGCTTCTCGTTATGTTCGTCAACCTTTTTTTTTAATCCTGCTTTAACTGCCGCTGAAATTTGTTTTTCTTCTATTTCTGCTTCATAATATTTTTCTGTTTCTCTATCTATTTGTCCAGCTACTTTTTTAGACCAACTGAATCCAGCATCACCACCCCATAAAGCCCATGCTATTCTGCCATTACTTGGATAGTTTTTTTCTCCAGGTCTAAAACCTTGTGCTTGTTTATCTACTTCATGTCTGCTGAAGAAACTAAACATTCTTTTAACTGTACTAGGTGATAGATTTTCTTTTCTAACAATTTGACTTGCTCTAGTAGCACCTATTCTTGTGCCACCTCTATTAAATTCTTTTCTCCATTCAATACCCTTTTTAGCTTCAGTAACCATACCATCTGTAGGTGTGGTATTTATGTCACTAACTGCTTTCATAATCTCATCAATGACTCCATAGCTATCTTCTTCAATAACTATTTCAGGTTGTAATGTTTCTTCTTCTACTTCTTCAACTGGAATATCTTCACTTACATTGTCATCAGTTTCTTCGGTAGCTATATTCAAAGGCATTAAATTAGACGGAACTAATAAACTATCAGCACCCTCTATTGTTTCATAACCTAATTGTTCTCTTGCTTCATTTCTAGTTAAGATACCATCTTTAACACCTGCTACTACAGATTCAAAAACTCTTTTTCTTTGTTCAGCCATAGCTGGTATAGAGTCAATGTCATATCTTAATTCTAAGTCTTCACCAAACATTGGTACTAACCATTCGTTTAGATCACCTTGAACTCTATCTAGTAAAGGAATAATTGTTTCATTGTATAAAGCAAGTTTTGCTTCTGCAAAGTTTGAATAAGTTTGTGCATCAGGAATACCAATAAGCTGACTAGGTACACCATAGACTAAAGCAATATCTTTAGCTGACATATTTTTTAATTGTATAAAGTCCATATCTTTAGGAGATAGACCCATTTCTTTCCAATCAAAATCTCCCTCTAATAACATTGGCTTACCAGCATTACCAGTTCCACTAAATCTATGATTTATGTCGTTTACTAATTGACTTCTTTGAACGTCTGTTAATTGAACGTGTCCACCTGTTTCATCTTTAGGTTTAAATACTACAGCACCACTAGGTCTAGCACCATTCTGTAAAAGATTTACGTTATGTTTGTTTGCTAAATTGTGTTGGTCTATATCTACACTACAAGCCTGTATTGGTGACATACCATAATAATCATTTAAAGGATTAAAAAGTTTAATGTGTTTAATTTTAGAACCACCTGTTGCTTGATCTACTAAGTAACTCTCAATAATATTTCCGTTAATAACATAATCGTATGCGTCAGGCATTGATCTGTTACCAGTTCTAATCTGCATTCTGTCAGGTCTTAAATTGTATAATTCTGTAGGTGGAGTTCTATCTCCTGAAACAGATAACATATAATTGTTTCCTGAGATTAATAAATAAGAAAATGCCGCTTGAAAAAATTCAACCTGAGACATTGTTGGGCTAGGGTTATATATTAAATCTAATATAGGGTGATTGTCTATTTCTTGATCACCTCTAAATAAGTTTATTTTAACTCTACTAGCATTGTTTGCTATCTCATTGATACATCTATAAACGATAGCATTTTCTTGGTAGCCATCAGTTGCTAGTTCATCATAAGATATTTTTTTAGTATAATCAGAACCTAATGAATTGTAATGAACAATAGGTGCTTCTTTAGTTTGTAATTTTTTTGCTTTAAATATATTTTTTATATTGTCGTATATTGCCATTAAGTTATTCTCCAATTAACTGTTCCTGTTCTCATTGAAAGTTCTGTTAAGCCCCACACCAAAGCATCTAATCTGTCAGGACTACCTGTGAATGTTGCTGGGTTATAATTTGCCATTTGATCCTCTAAAAATTGAAAGGGCTTTAAGTGTTTAACCCTGTCTTGTTCGTATAAAGCAGATATTGGTTCTGCTCTTAAATATTTACCTTTGGTTGCTCTTACACTACCATAAGAAATATTGCTATCTATGTTCCTTATCACACGTTCAACTAAATCGCCACCATTATTTACTTCGGCTATGATTTTGTCTGCTTCGTATTTATAATATGTATCTACTGCAACTCTTGCCCAACCATCAGGTGTGTACTTTCCTGATACGTCATCAATAACATAAAATTTATTATCTTCACCTCTAGCACAAACCACTATGCCTGTTTCGTTTGATGATTTGTTATGAGTAACTGCTGGGTCGATAGCTATTACTGTTCTTGTATAAGTTGATATATTTTCTGTACTTTTTAAGAGTGCTTTTTGAATCATATTTCTGTTCCATAAAGCACCCTCCACATCTTCTAAAATTTCAGCATAAAGTTCTTGTCTGCCCAGTCTAGTTCCACTATATTTTTGTTCAAGTTTTTTGACTGCTGATTCTGCAAGGTTATCTTTATTTTCAAATGTGCTTCCTCTCGTAACGAGGGAATCTCTGCTATTCACTAATTCTTTTATAATATCCGTTGGCTTGGGTGTTGTAGTAACTACTATCTGTGGCTTATCACCTAATCTCAATCCAAACAGTAACTGATCCCAAGCATCTCCATTCTTCCATGCACCTAACTCATCACACCATGCTCTATGAAATTGTGGTCCTCTTAGTCTATCAGGTTGTTCTGCTGAGAATATTTTGTAAACAGTACCATTCTTTAAGGTAAGTTCACTAATACTTCTGTTCCAGTTCTCAATTAAATCTTTATCAAAGCAACTTAATAATCCTGATACACCCTCAACACAGGTATCTCTACCATCTCTATGTGTAGGTGCTACTATTGCTATTCTTGAATTAGGTTTAGTCAAACCATAAAATGCTATATCTTGTGCACCTGTTCTAGTCTTGCCCCAACCTCTACCAGCTAATATAAGCCAAACATTCCAATCACCTTTAGGTGTTATCTGTTTCGGTCTTGCTGTCTTGCACCATGATAGGTGTTTCAGTAATATTTTTTGATTTAACGAAGTTAATCTCGTCAAATATTTTTCTGATTTCAATAAGCTGTTGTTCTTCTCCGAATAGCTTATCTCCGTCTTTTCCTGTAAGTTCATGATAATTCTTTTCTTTCCAACCTGCCTGTGTCTTCAACCAAAATATCTGTGCAATTACGTTACCATCTTTTGCTTTCTTAAACAATGCCTGTGATATAACTGCATTCGCTCTAGCTTTAGAGGTGTTTAATTCTTTTCTAAAATTCTTTCTTAATGTAGGTTCACTTATCTTTACTATCTGTGCTATCAATGTTTGAGTAACACCTGCTATTGTTAATGCTTCTACTAACTTAGCATCTTCTTCTTTCTTAATAAAGGGTGGTCTTCCTACTTCATTATTTTCGTCTGTCATACCCTTTTTTATAAGCGAAAAAAATTAATAAAGCTAATAAATTAATGGTTTTTAATAGTAAATACTACAAAATAAGCACATTTTTAACGAAATTAATTATATATTACATAAATAGTTAAAAAAACGTTGATTTTAAACGCTTATTTAAGTAATAAAAATTAATAAAAACTATTATTAATGTGTACTTTTCTTTTAAATCTCGTATAATTTTAATTATGTATAACAAAAAAAAAGGAGATAAAATGACAACAACACCTAGAAAAATGAGTACAACAAAACCAACACAAAGTATTGATCAATTTCAAGTTGATACTAAAAAGCAGTATTCAGCTGTAAATATAACTAATGCAGTTGAAAAATCATTACTTAATTCAGACCACTTTGAAAAAGATTCTTATGAATTGAACTCTTTTTTAATGGACGTATTAAGCGATCTTGGTCACTATACTAGCAATAAATAAACTTTAAAGGGTTTAGAAATAGACCCTTTATGGATTTATTTATAAAGAATAAATCATAACTAAAACAAGGAGAACAAATGACAAATACAGAACTAATGCAAGTAGCCGAAACAATAAAATCACAAATACACCCAGAAGTTTTAATGTGTTCAGCGTCAAGAAATTTTGGAGCATATGAAAATGAAAAAGGTTTATTTGGTATTCAATTTAAAATCAGTAATACGTCAAAATATAAATTTGCAATTATTAGAATTACATTAAATGGTTGCGATCTTTACGACATAGAAATTAAAAATATTAGAGGTCGTATTGTTGATAGTAAAACTGATATTTATTGCGACCAATTAAGTGAAATTTTAGAGAATATGTGGGAAAAAAAAGAAACTCTAAAAAATTGGAATAAAAAATAAGTAATGTTTGCTTAATAAAACTTTAAGGGGTTTTTAATTAAACCCTTTAGAGATTTATTAAATAATGAATAAATCATAACTAAAAAGGAGAAACAATGCAAAAAAAAGACATAATGAAAAAAATAGCTGATCAAGTAATTAAAGCTATGGATAATCATGGTAAAAATTGGTTATGTCCTTGGTCTAAACAAGGTATGCCAAAAAATATTCGTGGTTCATACTATACTGGGATCAATACTTTTATTCTGTGGTGTATTCAATCAGAAAATAAGTATAAATCAACAACTTATGCTACTTTTAATCAAATAAAATCTAAAGGTGGTAAAGTTAATAAAGGTCAAAAAGCACATCAAGTTGTTTTTTGGACTCCTTTAACGATCCAAGTAAAAGACAAACAAGGTGAAGATACAGATAAAACATTTCCTTATATGAAGTTTTATAATGTGTTTAATCTAGATCAAACTACTCTAAATGATAAAGATATTATTGTTTCAGATGGTGCTGATACTTTACCTAATGTTGAACAGTACATAAAAAATACTAAAGCTGACATAAGATATGATAACAAACTTTATACTGGTAAATGTTATTATGTTCCATCTTTAGATTTTATCGGTATGGTTACTAAAGATAAGTTTAATAATTTAGAGGGCAGTAATGCCACTGAAAATTATTATGCTACTATCTTACATGAACTTACTCATTGGACTGGTCATGCTGATAGATGTAATCGTCAAGATAAATATAAATCTAAATATTTTGATGATATGGACAAATATGCTTTTGAAGAATTAGTTGCAGAGTTAGGTGCAGTAATTCAATCAACTATGTTAGGTGTTTCAATGAAACCTACTAAACATGCTTGTCAATATCTTAATACTTGGAAGTCAAGAATAAAAGAAGACCCATCAGTTATGTTTAAAGCAAGTGCTTATGCACAAGCTGGTGTGAATCATATTCTTGAATTACAAAAAGAAAAATCTGTAAAAAAAGTTGCTTAATCTTCCCTAAAGCCCACTAT